AGTCGCTGAACAGCCGTATGGACATTTGCCGCGAGGCACTTATCCGTCAGCAGGCGATTCTGGAAATCCCGGAACTCGGCAAGAAGATCGAAATGCTGGAATCGATGCTGACCCAGCACCAGAAGGCGTACGCCGCGCTTCTCGAAAAGAAGAAGGCGCGCACCAAACTGGCAAGCGCCGAAGAAAGCCAGCTCACGAACCTGCCGACCCAGATCAAGTCGATTGCCGACGAGCTGGAAAAGGGCAAGTCGAAGATCGCCGAAGTCAAGAAGGCAGCGTAATGGCCTACCTCCAGAGTCAGCAGATTGTCGCCCTGGCGCTTCAGATCGCCAAGTGTCCCGGCTTTACGAGTCAGGGCGGGCAATTTCTGAACATGACTCTGGAGGATCTCTGGCTTCACCGTGACCTGAAGATCAACCGGGTAACGGAATTCATTACCGTGCAGGCGAACAACTACGGCCCGTTTCCTCTGCCGCAGAACTACCAGCGTACGTACGACCTGTTTTTTACACAGAACAACCTCCCTTACTTCCTGAATCCGATCAGCACGGAAGAGTACGACCAGGAGTTTAAGGACCCGTCGATTGCGAACTATCCTTACGAGTTCATGACGATCCTGTACGACGAGGCGACCGCGCTGCAACAGGTGCCGCCTTCCGCCGGTCAGCTTTTCATCTACCCGCAGTCGAGCGGGCAGATCGTGCTCACGCACCGGTACATGGTGAAGCAACCGGATATCGCAACGCCGGAAACCTCGACTGTTATCCCGTGGTTTCCAGACCAGGACTATCTGATCACGGCCACGGCTTCGCGGCTCATGCAGATCACCGACGATGCGCGTCGCCCGCAGTTCCTGCAAGATATGGACAAGATGCTTCGCATCCATCTCATCATGGAAGGGGACGAACAGCAGGTCGTCAAATCCGTGAAGCTGGACCCCCGGCGCTTCCATTCGAACCGCACGCTGAAGCCGACCAAGATCACCGACTAGGAGACGCTGTGCCTATCCGCAACGGCCAACCTGTCCGGTTCACGCCTAAGGGTATCTGCGATGCGTTCGACGCGACAGATGCTTTCGCAGGTGCATGTCAGGCGCTCCAGAATCTGGTTTTCGACCAGGCTAATCCCGAACTGGTTGTCTCAAGACCAGGCGTCGGCACGGCGCTAACGACGTTCAGCAGCTTCACGACGCCGACTTTCGTTTCCGTACACGTGACAATCGGAACCATGGTCTACGGCATGGTGTCCACAGGCCGGAATCCTGGTAACGACGAACCCTTCGCGTACAACCTGCTCACGCAGACATTCATCACGATCAGCGGCGTGACGGGGGCTAACACCCCCGCATCGCCCAGCTCGAATCCGGCGACCCCCTGGACGCCGCCGACCATGACCGTGGTGAGCACCAAGATCCTCGTTACACATCCGGGGTTCAGTGGTGTCGGCGCGAACTTCTTCGGCGTGATCGATATCACGACGCCCGCAACGCCCGCGTGGTCTTCGGCCAATCTGGCAACGAATCCGCTTCCCAGCGTGCCGACGAGCGTCGCGAACTTCAACAACCGGGCGTACTTTTCATGCCAGAACGTCGACTTCTTCAGCGACCCGCTGGTGCCGACTACGCGCACGAACGCCACGCAGTCAGTGACGCTGGGCGATCCCACGCCGATCACCGCGCAATCCGGCCTGCCGATCCAGACAACTTCATCGGGGGTAACCGGCGCCTTGGTCGTGTTCAAAGGGTCGAGTATCTGGCAGATCACAGGCGACGCAGCGACGAACAATCTGGCGGTGAACTATATCAGTCTGACGACGGGATGTAGCGCGCCGCGCAGCGTCGTACAGGCCACTTTCGGCGTCGCTTTCGTCGGGGTGGACGCGCCCTACGTGCTGAACTTCCTGGGCGTGCTTTCAGCAATGTCGCACACCCCCGGTAACGGCGGCTCGGCCGACGTACAGGTCCCTTTCCAGAATGCGGCAACCCCTTCGCGCATCGCGGCCTCTTTCTCGGGAAACATCTACCGGGTATGCGTCGCGACGACCGTGCAAGGCGTGGCCGGGACGAACGACTACTGGTATGACATACGGCGCAACCGCTGGACCGGTCCGCACACGTTCAGTTACGACTGCGCTTCGGAATTCGGGAACAGCTTCATCCTGTCGGGCAGCGCGCAGGGCGCGGCGCTCTACCAGAGTCAGAGCATCCCTGGACTAACCAGCGTCTACAACGACGCCGGAACGAATCTGACGAGCCATCTGCGCTCGTCCTCGTTTCCGAAGACCGGCCACATGGCGCAGGTCCAGGTAGTGGAATCGACTATTGAACTGTCTTCTTCTGGACTTTCAACCAACTACAACCTGACGGCGCTCGACGGCGCGTACAATACGATCAACTCAACCTTCGTAATGACGCCGGCCTCGGGTACGTTCTGGGGGGTAGGAGTGTGGGGCTCTTTCCTGTGGGCTTCGGCTTCGAACATTCCGAAAGTCTATAATATCCCCTGGTCCATTCCGCTTGTGTTCCAGAAGATGTCGATTGACGTGATGGTGACCTCTTCCCAGAGCGTTTCAATCGGGACTTTCTTCGCCCGCTATGCCGATACCGGCTACACGAACCAGGGGTAAATAATGCCTGTCATCGGTACACTTCCGAACATCCTGACCAACGGTACGACGGCCGACGCCTCGCAGGTGATGGCCGATTTCAACTTCATCGTCAATCAGGTGAATGCGAACGCGAACCCTGTCGGCACGCTGTCCGCGCCGTCGGGTACCCGCGCGATTTTCAACCAGCAGACCGCGCCAACCGGCTGGTCGATTGACGCGACCGTCACCGACCACACCTTGCAGCTCACCGCAGGCGCCGGCCCGAACGTGACGACGACAGGGAACGCCTACTCCGGGATGTTCAACGCACAGTGGACGACGGACGGCCATGCGCTGACCACGGCGGAACTGGCGAGCCACAACCACGGCGTGAACGATCCGACGCACAACCACTCCAGTCCGGGCCACAGCCATTCTCCCGCATCCGGGTTTGACTTCTGGACCTCTACGAGTGCGGGCGGCGGATCGTTCAACCCGAGCGGGGGCAGCAACGCCATCAATCTTGAAGTACAGACCGCTGCGACCGCTGTGGCGATTAATCTGGCAGCCACAGGGATCTCTATCCAGAACAACGGCAACGGCAACGCGCACACGCATACGAAGACGTTCAACGTGAACTACTGCCAGTGTATTGTCGGAGTCAAGTCGTGAGCAAACCTTTAAAGTGTCCGATGCTCAACAAGCCGTGTATCGAACACGAGTGCAAGTTCTGGGTCCACCTGACAGGTACGCACCCCCAGACGGGTGCGCGTCTCGATACTTTCGACTGCGCGATGGCCTGGACGCCGGTTCTGATTCTCGAAAATGCGCGAAACACGGTCGGCGTGCAGGCGGCGGTGGAATCGATGCGCAACGAAGTCGTGCAGAGGCAGGACCAACTTAACAACGCCGTGGCACTGAGCCAGCGCGAAGCGGCGAAACGGATCGGGGATGACCAATGGACGGCAGAACGCTTACCGAAGGCGACGTAAAGGCAATCGTAGATGAACTGGAAAGGAGGGCTGCGCAGCGCTTCCAGCTCAACATCGGGAAAGGGGTCGTCTCCCTGGTCTGGAAGGCTTGTTTTTATCTCATGCTGTGGCTCGCCGCGTACGGTGCGGCAGGCGGTTTCAAGAAATTTTGGGGCTGATCATGTCGAATAGAACAGCGTTTCTCGCAGCAATCGGGCAGAGTGAAGTCGGCGCGGCGCTGATCGCGGAAACTGACCGGGGGTACAACGTACTGGTCGGCTCGACGCCAGGGCATCCGCTCACGTTCAGCGATTACAGCAAGCATCCCGACATCCTCGATACTGCGCTCGACAGCACGGCGGCGGGGCTCTACCAGATCAACCATCCAACCTATCTGATGCTTTCCGCGCAGACCGGTTTGGCCGACTTCGGCCCAGCGACGCAAGATGCAATGGCTTTGCAACTGATTGATAACAGAGGCGCGCTAGCGCTGGTCGACGCCGGACAGATCGACCGGGCAATGGCGCTGCTGATGCCGGTATGGCGCAGTCTCCCCGGCGCAACGGGCGGTGTAGCGCAGAATAACAACAGCCGGGCGCAGTGGCTCGCATGGTACCAAGCCGCAGGAGGAACACTCACGTGAACACTGACCAGCTCAAGGTTATCGTCGGAGCGCTGATGGGCGCTGTGTGGGTTGGCTTTGTGATCCACCCGATGCCCGGTTGCGATGCGATAATCGACTATTGCAAAAACGGTCTGATTGCGCTTGGCGCGTATCATTTCGGCACGACGCGAGGCACGCCGGCCGCTCCTACCTTTCCCGCCTCAAACTGAAGGATCTGACATGACTACGCTCACCGCTTCGCAGGTTTTCTCGCAACTCGCCGCCCTTGCCGAACAGGACGTGTTCACCAACGTCGTGCCGGTGATCAACTCAACGTTACTCACGATCCAGGCTAACCCGGGCCAGTGGGTCAACCCTCTGTCGGCGGGTATCCTCGCCAACCAGTTTCTCGCCAACCTGACCGCGACGCTCCCGAATCTTGAGCAGTCTGCAGTGGTCGGCGCAGCGCAGCTGGTGCAGGCGGTCCTGACGACGATCAATGCCAAGCTGGTAGCCGAAGCAGGCACGGTTACACCCGCAGGCGTCGGCGCTGAGATTGGCGGTCTGGTTCCGGCCGCACCTTCGGTAGCGCCGGCTAACTGATCATGGGCGCTATCGTCCTGCAATTCGTACAGGGGAAGGGCTTCGGCGCTTCCCTGATCCAGTGGTTCGACCACGGGCTGTACTCCCACGTCGATAGCGTTCTACCGGACGGTACGCTGCTTGGTGCGCGCAATGACGTGATCGGCGGCGTGCCGGCGGGGGTACAGATCCGCCCCGCCACCTACGTGGCCGGCGAGACAGTACTGCGCATCACGGTTCCCTGTACGGTGAATCAGGAGGAGGCGTACTACTCTTTCGTGAAGTCGCAGATTGGGTGCCCCTACGACCAGATGGCGATCGCCGCTTTCATCCCGGGCCGCCTGTGGCGCACCTCGGGCGCATGGTTCTGTAGCGAACTGTGCGCGGCTGCGCTCGAAGAAAGCAAGGTCGTATTGCCGCTCAAGGCGCCAGTCAACAAGATCGCGCCCGACGATCTGCTGCTCGTCCTTTCCGCTTTTGTGAGCGTCGCATGAAACACATGGTCAAGATCGCGCAGGGCATTGACCCGGTTCCGCTTCTACTGGAGATGGCTCGTCAGCCGAAGCTTTGGAACCGGCACCGCATGCGTAAAGATGCGGATAATAGTCCTCATGCGCAGATGGATGATATCTGGCTACGTTTTAACGTGAACCTGAAGAAGTACGAAGAGACAGGGGACTTCACTGGAATCCACGACGAGCACGAGTCCGCGTTCCTTCCGGAGTGGTACGCGCTACCCAGTGCGCGGCCTATTGTCCAGGGGCTGATGGCCCGTGTGTTTGGCACACGCCTGGGCGGAATACTGATTACGAAGATCCCTCCAGGAGGGCGCATCCTGCCCCATACGGATGGCGCGTCATGGCACGCGAGGTATTACAATACGAAAGTTTATGTCGTGTTGCAGGGCAATCCACAATGCATCAACCGGTTCGGGGATGAGGTGGTTGCGATGGCTCCTGGCGAAGCGTGGTTCTTCAACAATGAGGTTGAACACGAAGTCGTGAACGACGGTCAGGAAGACAGGATTAGTCTGATTGTATCCATGAGGTGCGAAAAGTGAGAGACAAGTTACCGGAAGCCGTCGCGCATGTGCTGAACGAACAGCTTGCAGGCATCCTCCACCACTTCGCGGGTGGGGTGTACGTGCGCGAACAGACACTGGCAGCCGGCAAGGAAGTCGAGAAGCACGTCCACGACTACGATCACCTGAGCTATCTCGTAAGGGGGCGTGCCATGGTCGAGATTGGCGATGAACTGCTGATTATGGACGGCCCGCGCGCCATCGAAGTGAAAGCAGGCAAGACGCATCATATCCAGGCAATCACGGATATCGTGTGGCTGTGCATCCACGCCGAAAGCGTAGCGGACCCAGAAGTACTGAAAAAGGAGTAGTAAATCATGCCATTCTTGCCATCGGGTGTAGGCGCGGCAATCGCGGGCGGGGTGGCTTCTGCAGGCGCAGGCGCACTGATTAGCGGATTGACGTCGCCCGGCACGTCAGGCGGCGGCGACGGTACAGGCAACGGGTCGAGCCTGTACGTACCGACCGGGCTAGGTACCGCTGATCAGCAGTGGCAGAGCCTGCAAAACTCGCTTTACAACACCTACAACCAGACGGGGCTTAACCAGTATGGTCAGAGCTCCCTGGACGCAGGCGTGCAGGCAGGTTCAGTCTACGGCCCCCAGCTCCAGCAGTACGCTAACCAGGCGGGGCAGCAGTACGCCGCGCTTGGCCAGCAGCTCCAGGGAGCTTCCGGGCAGGACTTCGGCGCGCAACAGGGTTTGCTGAACGCCGGGCAGCAGGTTTACCAGAATTCGCTTGATCCGAATCAGGCGCAGTACAACCTGTCGCTGAACAACCTGACACAGCAGACAGGCGCCACGAACAGCATGTACGGGCTTGGGTCGAGCGCGGCAGGCGCAGGCGTCCAGAATCAGGCGTTGTCGAACTTCGGCATCAACTGGAACACGCAGCAGCTCCAGAACCAGATCGCGGGCCTGGGCGCTTA